TTGCTGTATCAATATTCAAGCACAGATTTAGCATTAGAGAAATACTAAAAGAGGTATCAAATTGAGCAATATTCAAGTCAAAAAACGCAGTGGCCAGATCGTACCACTGGATCTAACAAAATGGCAGGCACAGGTAGCTAAAGTATGTCAGGGTGTAGCTGATGTTAGCCAATCCATGATAGAGATCAAAGCTCAACCACACTTTTACGATGGTATCTCAACACGTGAAATCGACGAGATAACACTCCGTGCTATAGTTGACCTAATTGATGTAGAACATGAACCTGAAGTTGGGCACACTAATTATCAATTCGTAGCAGGCAAGCAACGTCTGAGTATGTTACGCAAAGACATCTACGGTGACTATCAAGTGCCGCACCTGTATGAAATTGTAAAAAAGAACGTAGCCACAGGATTATATACATCAGAACTTCTCGAATGGTACACTGAAGAAGAGTGGAATCGCATGGATGACATTATCGATCATGCCAAGGACGAAGAATATAGTTATGCAGCCATTGAACAGTTGATCGAAAAATATCTAGTCAAGAATCGTTCTACAAAACAGATTTATGAAACCCCACAGGTTCGCTATATGGTCGCAGCGGCAACGGTATTCCATATGGAGAATCCCACACAACGTTTAAAATATATTAGAGATTACTATACCTGCGCCAGTGACGGATTGTTCACGCTCGCCACTCCAGTGCTCGCTGGCCTAGGTACCCCCACAAAACAGTTTAGTTCCTGCGTGTTGATCAAATCAGACGATGACCTAGACAGCATTTTCGCATCAGGAGAAATGATGGCCAAGTATGCCAGCAAGCGTGCAGGCATCGGATTAGAGATAGGTCGTTTGCGCCCTTTGGGTAGTCCTATACGAGGCGGGGAAATCATGCACACAGGCATGATCCCCTTCCTTAAGAAATGGTTCGGTGATTTAAGATCATGCAGCCAAGGTGGTATCCGTAACGCATCAGCTACAGTATTCTATCCAATATGGCATCACCAGTTTGACGATCTAATAGTATTAAAGAACAATCAAGGCACAGAAGAAACACGTGTGCGTCACATGGATTATGGTGTGGTGTTAAATGCCATGTTCTGGCGCAGATTTAAAAACAAGGAAAATATCACATTCTTTGATCCAAACGAAGTGCCCGACTTGTATGAAGCATTCTATAAAGATACAAAACTATTTGAAGAACTATATGTCAAGTATGAAAAGCAACGTGGTCTGCGTAAAAAAGTGCTGTCAGCTGAAGAAGTTTTTAAAAGTGGGATATTAAAAGAGAGAACTGATACTGGACGTATCTATCTAGTGTTTATTGATAACGTAATGGATCAAGGTCCGTTTGATCCCGAATATCATACGATCTATCAAAGTAATTTATGCTGTGAGATCTTACTGCCTACTAAACCATTTAAACGTTTAGATGATGATAAAGGTCGTATCGCACTTTGCACACTTGGCAGCATCAATTGGGGTGCCTTTCGTAATCCAGAAGACATGCGTCGAGCTTGCCGCATCTTACAACGTAGCTTATGCAACATCTTAGACTATCAAGACTTCTTAAGCATACAGAGCAAACTCAGCAATGATGAAATACAACCTCTAGGTATTGGCGTTACTAACCTTGCCTATTGGCACGCTAAAAAGAATCTACGCTATGGTGAAACAGATGCCTTACAAGAAGTTAAAACATGGATGGAACATCAGGCATTCTACCTAACAGAAGCCACAGTTGAGTTGGCCAAAGAACGTGGAGCATGTCTACACAGTGAACACACACGCTACGGTAAAGGACACTTCCCATGGGAACGCCGTGCTCGAGCTGTAAACAAACTAGCAGACTTTACACCAACACGCGAACTAGATTGGGAACAACTACGTAGCGACATGAGATCATATGGTGTGCGTAATGCTACACTGATGGCTATCGCTCCAGTAGAAAGTTCTAGCGTGGTAATTGGATCAACAAACGGTATTGAAATGCCTATGAGTTTGATCAGTGTTAAAGAATCAAAAGCAGGTAGCTTTATCCAAGTTGTTCCTGAGTATAATAAATTAAAGAATAGATATCAATTGATGTGGGAACAGAAGGACTGTGATGGGTATCTCAAAACCGCGGCAGTGTTGGCAGCTTACGTGGATCAAAGTATTTCAACAAATACATTCTACAATCCAGCACACTTTCCTGATCGCAAAGTTCCAACCACACTAATTGCCCGTAATCTAATGCAGGCACATGCTTGGGGTATTAAAACATTCTATTACAGCCTAATCAACAAAGCTGGTAGTAAAGCCGTAGATGAAATAAAATCAGAAGTAATTGTAGAAGAAACAACAGAAGAGGACTGCGAAAGCTGTAAATTATAAATGTCAAAAGCACAATACGATCTAAAACACGACACAGATTATCTTAACCGTAAGATGTTCCTTGACCCAGCGGGCCCAGTTACTATCCAACGCTTTGAAGAAGTCAAATACAATAAACTAGTAAAATTAGAACAGACTGCTCGTGGATTCTTTTGGATTCCGGAAGAAGTAAGTTTAACTAAAGATTCAAATGATTTTAAAGATGCTAGCGATACTGTCAAGCACATCTTTACCAGCAACTTACTAAGACAAACTGCCCTAGATAGTTTACAAGGGCGTGGACCTGCACAGGTATTCACCCCTGTGGTAAGTATCCCAGAATTAGAAGCATTGATGTATAACTGGAGTTTCTTTGAAACTAATATTCATTCACGTAGCTACAGCCATATCATACGCAATATCTACAACGTGCCTAAAGATGTGTTTAACACTATCCATGACACCAATGAGATTATCAGTATGGCATCCACCATTGGCAACTACTATGATGCTCTGCACAGTATCAACTGCAAGAAAGAGCTAGGAAACAAAGTAGATGAACAAGAACATATTAAAGCTATATGGTTGGCATTAAACGCCAGTTACGGACTCGAGGCGTTCCGTTTCATGGTATCATTCGCTACTAGTCTAGCAATGGTTGAAAACAAGATCTTCATCGGCAACGGTAATATTATTTCACTAATCTTACAAGATGAAGTTCTACATAAGGAATGGACTGCTTGGCTAATTAATCAGGTAGTCAAAGAAGATGCACGTTTTGCCCGAGTAAAAGAAGAGTGTGCTGATGAAGTCTATTCTATGTATGAAGATGTCATACGTGAAGAAAAAGCCTGGGCAGACTACTTGTTCAAACTAGGTCCTGTGATTGGTCTTAATGCTAATATCCTAAAAGAGTTCGTAGACTATACCGCTGTTGGTGCGCTCAAAGATATTGGTATCAAATATCAGTCGTCAGCACCCAAGACCACACCTATACCGTGGTTTAATAAACACAGCGATACCAGCAAGAAACAGACAGCCCTACAAGAAAATGAATCAACGAATTATGTGATCGGAGTCATGGGTGAAAACGTTGACTACGATGAATTACCGGAGTTATAAGATGTTAACAGTATACAGTAAAAATTATTGCCCATTCTGCGATAAGGCCAAACATTTATTAAAAACAAAAAACATCGCATATAAAGAAATCAAGATTGATGAAGATCAAGAAGCACGTGAGTGGTTGATTGGTCAAGGACATCGCACAGCACCGCAGATCTACAAAGGCGATGAGCTGTTTGTAGAAAGTGGTTATCAGGGATTAGCAAGATTATCAGATGAAGAATTATTCAACAAACTAGGGGAATCAAGTGTTAGTAACTAACAAATACAAGATAATGAACGGTGACGAGCTGGTAGCTAAAATCGTAGAAGAAACAGATGATGCGTTTATTCTTAGTAAACCAACCACGGTCATGCCTAGCCAACAGGGCCTAGGATTGATGCAGAGTTTGTTTACCAGTGACTTAAATAAACATATACGCTTGAGTAAAAATCATGTGATGATGCATGCACCTACAGTCAAAGACGTAGAAAACCATTATATTAAAACTACTACTGGTATTGAGCCAGTGACATCAGGCGGGATTATAACATAGGGTAGTAATATGTCTTCTGAACATGACATAAATCTAGTAACTGGGCAAGCTGGTTCTGTAATTGCAGAGAATCAAAAAGTTACTTTTGGCACAGCCGCTGGCGGTATTACCCCTGCTACGATCACAGCCATGGTTGGCATCAACCAAAACGTTGCACTAGATATTGGCGCAAATGTAAAAGCATCAGCAACTAAATTGCAAGAAATATCTGCTAACGTAGGCGGAGTATATTCAGCAGCCCAGGTTTCGGCTGCCACAACAGCACTCAGTTCATTGTCTAGTCTGCAATCAAGTTTGGGATTTGGTGGTAGTCCTAATCAGGCGGCATTTGGATCATTCCTCAGCCAAGCACAGAATCATATCAAAGATGGTATTGAAGTCCGCCGGGCGACAGATTTCATGGCTAATACTAACTATGGAGATTTTGGTAGTGGTATCACTAATATGTCTAGCATGGTCGAACGTGGACTTACTAGCCAAATTGGTAATTTTTCTGGTGCCGGGGCTGCTATGGCATCAACTGGATCCATGTTTAATGGCATTGACATAAAAAACTTTGGCACACCTACTGGTCTGGTGCAATCACTACAGAATAATAAATTATCTAATGTCACTGGCGTTAATGCGAAACTAGCGGCTGCCGGAGTAGATCTAAATGATCTAGATAATCCTGTGTATAAAGGGCAGATTGATCAAGTCATGGGCAGTATCACTGACCCAAGAGCTATCAACATATCTGCAGATCAATTTGGTATCACTGATCCATTTGGTGGATTACCTTCATATAGCGGATCTGATAGTAGTCTATATAATACTCCTACATTTTTGGGAGGAACATCTACGTCTACATCGGAAGTGCCCATTGGTGCAGTTACAATTGGATCAAGCGGACCTAGCACTGCATTTGGAGCAACTAGCGCACCTGAGGTAGGTAATGCTGGTGGTATACAGAGTCTTAAAGATCTAAGTGATTATACGAAACTAGCTAATCCAGCTGACACTGCGGGATTTAATGGAGCCAGCGCATTAGCAACTAAATTCAAAGATATGGGAGGCGGGGCTATAAGTGATGCTAGCCAAGCACCCGGTTTTTTTAGCAGTATACAAACAGTCAATACTCCTATAACAAATAATCTACACCCAACACTACCTAATCTTATGTCCTCATTGCAACCCGACATAGATTCAATGACAGGGTCAGGCAATGGATATAGGGGATTACCTAATATACGTGATTTTACACAACACTTGGCTGGTGGTCCAGATGTTACTGCATTTAACACTAGTAATTTTAGTGTTGCTGATATAACAGCATACGCTAACTCAATATCTGGTGCGAGCAACCTATGGTCTACAGCAGGAGTTGATCTTACTAGTCCACCTCCAAACAGCCTAGGTAGTTCGATGGCATTTGCTACCAATCTACATAAGTTTGGATCTGATACTTCAGGTTCAGGCGTAGCTGATGTCTTACGCAACATGGCTAATACCAGCACTAAGTATGGTGAAAGTGTTAAAGCCAGTTTAGCAGAAGGCAATAACAATAATCTACTAGCGGCCAACGGTATGGGTCCACTTAAAACAAATCCTTTTGAAGGTGCTCCTAGCTACCAAGGCGAAGACAGCAGTTTAAATACCAATGCTGGTGCTAGGCTTCTAGGAGGCTAAAAGTGTATCTCAATCCCACAGTTGAATATAATCATATTAGCAAGTGGGCAGCCAGTTTAATTGGTCGTAGAATCACTCCTCGCACATTGGTCAAGATCTTAGGCAAACATCTTAATAAACATCAACATCCTGTTCGCGTAAAACTTTATACTGGTGCTAAGGGCGCACTAGATCCTGATGAATTTACCATCGGTGCTGAGTATGATCCTGGCTTAGACGAAGCACACAAAAAACAATTCATCATTGATTTTATCTTGAATCATCCTAAGACTGTGCCTATAGAAATCACAGCTGACATGGCAGATAAGATGGCTATAGATCTAGTTGAAACACTCATACATGAATACGAACATCAACGACAGTTCCGTAGCCGTAGATATCGTTATCACAGGAATACCTATAAGAGTGATCACAGAGATCCAACCAAAAAAGCCGATCAAGAATATCTAGGTGATCCCGATGAAATAGATGCTTATGCTCAAAATATCGCCGCTAGACAGTATCTAATGAAATATAAGTTAAATATTACTAGTGCGAGTAAGATCAACAGTCCAGACTTAAAACAGTATTACAAGGCTTTTGGTAAGGATCATGAAATAACTAAACTATTACTGAGAAAGGTCAAGGCAAACGTAAAATACTTTAAGGAGAACGACAATGGCAAAAATCACAGACGAGCATTTAAACGACCACAATTTAAACGCAGATGAAGACGTCTTAGGTGATATCAGTCCTGAAGATTATGTTTTCGTTGTTAAGCCTAACGGTGTCCTAAAAGGTATAAGCCTACCTGAAGTAGACACAGAAGCCAGTCCTGAAGTTGAAGAGATATTTAATTTCTTTATCAGTCAAGCCGGCGGCAAGAATTATCTAGCCAGCACTACTATTCACTAGGCTACGCAATTCAAACAAGGTAGCAATCACATCACCTTCGTGTAAAATAGCCTGTCCACCACGTGATCGCCATTCTTCGATGTTGCTAGTCCTATCATCTATTAGTATATCACCCGGTTGATAATGCACTTGTTTATCTACACTATAAGGTCCAAACCATACAGGAATCTTTGGCCAGCGTGATTCAATCCATTTGATCTTGTCCCAGAATACCCAGGGCACATTATTGTATCTAGGAATGGCACTAAGAAATTTTACATCCATCTTGTGTTGTTTGGCCAATTCACTGACTTCTTTTACTAGTCGATCAGCATCTGGCATCATGGGTAATTTACTATATAATCTAGGATCAGCTGATATCTTTGCCCAATCTTCATCGTTATAACGTTTACCACCTGGTGTCCGATATCCCACTATGGGTTCAGCATAGGCATCAAAATCTGCTACTACGCCATCCATGTCTAAAAATATTGTTGCCATAGTTTTTCTCTTAGTCTAATTCATATTTGATGCGCCATATGGCTATTCGGGTCAAAGGTCCTATCCTACCTGTTGGTTCTAGACC